CAATACGTTCGCTGAAGCTGTGTCATTTAGGAAGTCGATTGTTACAGATGATGCTTCCAAGCCCTTAACGAACTTGTGTGCTGTGTCACCCATTGCAGTAACTTCTAGCTCATCGAATGTGCGGTTAAGAGTAATTGATGTGACATGGTCTGAAAGATCAACGGAGTTAATCTTCACACCGACTTTGTTATTTAGAAATACAGCCATGAGATTATTCCTCGTCTTTCTTTGTAGGTGCTGGCTTTGGTGATGATGGTGCTACCTGCCCGATCTTGATCAGGAAGGCTTCGTTTTCTTTTTCCCACTCGGACATTTTAGCTCCAACTCGTAAGGATTGATACGGACATCTCGCAGCTGAGTAGGTCACCCGAAGCAGCATTGAGAATACTTGGTGCGCTGATTGCGCTTACATTATAGGTCAAAGATGATGCTGCGAGCTTAGCGAACACGCTACAAACAGTATCTTCTATTCCGTTAAGGTTCCCTTCATTGTCAAACAAAGGTACAGTCATGATGATCTTAAAGTTAGCCATCGGTGCAATCGTGATGTGCTGATTGTTGCTAGGCACGATGTACTCTGAATCTGGAGACACGATCACGCTGTTGGCAAGCACTACGCTTGGCGGAAATGCAAAAGTCTGCCACTTAGCGTTATCGACTAAAGCCGTGGCTAATGTGGTTCTAAGAGTGGTAATAGCAACAGGCATCATCCCACCATGCTGCGCGGATCGAGCGCGTGGGCAATCATGCCCCTTATTTTTGCCAGCAATTGCGCTGATAATCTATAAGGGGATGGCTGGAAATCGGCAACATTAGATCCGCTAAGAGTTGCGGTTCTGCCTTGCCAAATTTCAACACTGACCATTAGGGCAGCATTTATTACAGCATCGTCTGAAGTCCAGTCTGTATAAGTATCAGCTCTTACAGTGCCAAACGGATTAAGAGGATGATACGGAGCAGGTGTGTTGTTGTTGCCTGTAATTGCAAAAGTGATTGAGTTTAGATTAACAATTGTGATTGTCTTAGATCCATTGAATTTAGATCCGCTGCCACTGATAGTAATTGTTTGACCTACATAGAAGATCTCTGCAATGTTCTCATCAAAGTAAAGAGTGCCAGTGCTGGCTGTGTTGCTGTGTGCAATTGCAAATGTAGTGTTAGCCCATAACATTGGAAGAAGGACATCGTCTGCGGCATCGCATACGGATTGAAGGGTCGCGTCTGGATACAATGTGCCAACTCCAAGAGTGCTTCTTAGACTTGCAACTGTCGTAAGTGCCATCGCGTTTCCTTTCTAAAGACTCTGGGGAGTAGAGGGCTACTACTCCCCAGAGCGACTTAAAGTGTTGCTAATTAAGCAACTTGTACTGCGCGGAATGCTGCTGGGTAGCGATTAACTACTGCAACGTATCCGTAGATACCGATTTCAAGCTGTCCGTTTGAGACAACATTCGTGCGGATCTGTAGCGTGCCGGATTCATGGAATCGCATTGCCATAGTTGGATAAACAAGACCAACCTTGATGTTAGATGTTCCGCCTGTGTAGTTTGGATCTACTACCAAGTTAAGACCAGCTACTGTGCCATTAGTTGATCCCTGTGTGATCAAGCCGTTAGCGTTCTGTGGTGCTGCTGCTGCGTATAGTGGACGTCCTGTTGAATCAACTTCACCTAGAAGGCTTGCGAAATCAACATTGTCGTTTCCACCTGATGTAGCAACCAATAGGTTGTTAGGTGTCTGACGCATTACGCCGTATGAATCTGCAATTGACTTAGCGATTGCCTTGTAAATTGTTGATGATGATGAATCTGATGATCCGTCTGCTGCAATCTTTGCTGCATACTGATCTGTCTTCTGTGCGTAGCTGGCAGCCAACTCGCGCAAATACAAATCAAGGAAAGATGGGTCGCTGCGATCCACGAGCTCTAAATCTAGAACGCCCGCGCCCGCGAACTTGACTACGTTATCTTCTTGGAAGGTGACAGTAGTGTCAGATGATGCAAACTCTGCACCTTCTGCTGTTAAATCCACTGAAGCCTGTGTTCCCAATTTTGGAGTAAAGATCTTCATTCCACTTGCTGGGAGCTGTGCTCTTTCGATCGAATCAATAAATGGACGTGATGAATCAATAATGCCGATTACATCCTTTAGGTATGTTGGTGGAACCATACCTGTGTTTTCTGCAACTGTTGCAACTGAAAGAGCTGCTACTAATTCGCGTGCATCTGCGTCACCGCGTGATGCGTTTAGTTGTGCCTTAGCAAACTCACCTGCTGTGATGTTTAGGTTAAGACGAGGATTTGTGTAGTAACTTGCTGTAACTGTAGGGCGAGCAGCTTCTACAGCCGCTGCTTCTACTGGTGCTGCTTCGACTGTAGTGTCTTCCACGACTGTCTCGCTTTCTGTTTGTTTGGTTTCTTCAACAGGGATGACTTCCTCTGCTGCGATCTCTAGTATTTCTGCTGATGCAAATGCAGGAACAGTTACTAAAGAAACTTCTTTTAACTTAGCTTGTGATACAACTGTGTAGCCATCTTTAGAAGGCTGTGATGCAATTATTTCAGCACCAATGCTAAGTCCTGTAACAAGCCCTTCTTGAGCCATAATCAAAGCGTCTGATCCTGCTGTGCTGCGGCTTAAACGAAATACAGCATAAATGCCATCTGCTTTTTGTTCTGCTGAAATCATTTTGCCAATTGGCTTTTGTAAATTATGTTGTGACAACAAACGAATCTTTGATGGATCAGCGATCTCAATAGAGTTAGCTGCAAATGTGTATTTGCCCAGATTTGTGCTACCAATTTCGCCTGTTCCCATAGGAACAATCTTTCCAGAGATTTCGCGGCGTTCTTCTGAACACTCAATTGATGATGCTTCGATGTATAAAGTTTCCATTAGCTGCCGTTTCCGTTAGGTGAAAGGTCTTCCATTTCCATTGCCTGTTCAGTTGTAATTAAACCAAGTGCAAGCATCTTTTCAAGTACAAGAAGTCTCTGCATTGGTTCTGTTCTCAAAAATGTTTCGTCTAAATTAAATTTTACATAATGTCCTGTAGTGGACACGTCATCCATGCTTAGTCTTGATTCGATCGCGGATACATAAGGTTGCAGTGTGAAAGCCACCATTTGTTTGCGCTCGTCTTGGACGTTGGCATAAGTCATTGTCGTGTTCATTGAAGCACTTACATAATAAGGATCTACCGAACATAATCTTGCGCATTCCGTGGCAAGGTTCTGGATGGCATCGTTGTAGCCCATGTCCTTAGGTGAAAAACCAATTGTCTGATAATCAATCGTAGAAGTTAAGTATGCGACTCCGTTATTATTTCGCGCTTTTTTCCAAGCTGCTAAAAGACCAGAGACTTCACTTGGTGGAAGATCAGCACCTGTATTTTTTAGAAAGCCAGTCGCAGATGGAGTTTGTAAAGCAACGCTTGCTGCGTTTTGTGCATCAAGTGCAGCTTTAATTGTCTTGCCGCCTACAGCTAAGATGCCTTCGTCTTTCTGGAAAGTAATTAAAGATCCAAGACCTGACATCGGTAGAGGCTTGCCATCTAAAAAGTATTGTGTAACAAAATTGTTTTCTGAATCTGTAACAAATGTTACGCGGCTGTTAGCAACCCATTGCGCGTTTGCCATTCTTCCGTCTTCGATATAGGTCTCTGTAATTAACCAGTAACTGACACCAAACATAAGAAGGCTATCTAAAGTAAAATACATTGTTTCAAATCGTGGCTGTGCTTTAGAAGGTTGCTCAACCCAGCGTGGTGGAGAAATCATTTCGCCGGTGGACTTCTTGTAATACTCAAGTGGGATCGATGCGATCGTTCCCGCAATTAGGTCTCTACATCTTTTGATTGCTGGCACTTGGAGAGCTTGCGTACGAGTCACCAAGATTGGATAATAATTACCGAATGACAGGTAAGAGTCAGACATTACCTGCGGCGCGTTTTGCGCTTCAATGATTTGCGGCTTACGCGAAAAGATACCCATAGACAGAAATTGTACCATTTGTCAAGTAATTAGACAATCTGTTACGGCGTGTCTAGCCGACTATAATCTCCGGCTTTGATTGCGGCTTCATCAAAATAGACACGATCATTGCCAGTGAAATTGGCGCGGACACATCGCCGGCGGATTTCCTGCGGATGATTCTCCATCCGTGATCGCTTTCTTTAGCCGCGCAATTGTTCATTTGTTCTAAAAATATGTCCTGCCCTGAGTGAACGACTCGATGATTTACGAGACTGTCAAGATAGTCCGAACACGCCTGATAGAACTTTTGTCCTGAGACATCTTGGATTTGGACTCCAGCATTAGCTAAGCGTTCTGCAATGGTTGCCGTGGTATATTTGTCATGGCATACAGCCTTAGGACGATAGATATCGCACCAAGACTTAATAGAAGCGGCGATCTTCAACTCGTCCACGGCTGTATCGCTGTAGTAAGTCTCTAAGATCCCAATCCCGATCCGTCCGTCCGGAAGTATCTGACCGGCACAAAGACTTGCATTTCTTTTTGACGGACTTACGTCAAACCCGAATACTGTATAAGCTCCAGCTGACATTTGAAGATCGCTATCGCTTGTTTCCTCAAGTATGCCCATCGGCCACGGACTTGAAAGAGCGTCAATCCACGAACACAAAGTCTCTGTG